AAGCTCTCGTAAGCGTCTGACTCGCTGCCCCACACCTTCCCGCGACCCGCATGCCAGAGCCTTCCTTCGTAAATGGCGCAAGCTGTAGGGAAGCCGCGCCTGTCGCTCCATTCCCCCTCCTCCCAACTATCCGTGGCGTCTGTCCCGCCGAGGGCGCTGAGAACGACGGCGGACACCGACGTTGTATTGGTAAACCCCGTGACACGGACCACGCCGGTAATGCCGCCGGACGAAAAGGAAAGGGCCAGGTTCGGCGTCCCGGAGGAATAATTGCCGGTTTTCACACCGAGGCGGTAATACACGATCTGGTTGTCCAGATCGTCGTCGTAATTCACGCTGCTCTGGTTCGTTGTATAAGACGTTACGTCCACCCATGAACCGGGTTCGGCGAGGGACCGCTGGAGCGTCGCCGTGGTGCCCGTCCCGGTCAGGCCAGCAATTGTTATCTGAAAAATCCTCTGGTTGCCCGTTCCCGTGACCCTGACATAGTCGCTATACTGATCCTCGGCGCTTATATCGACATTCACGTCCTGTCCTGTCGATGTCAGGCGGTACAGCCCGCCGACATTTGTGCTTTTGAACACGGGCTTGCTGGCGGTCAGCGTGATGTCGCCCGTCAGGTCGGACGGCGTTATCGTGGTTGTGTCGGTATTGATGAGGCGCCACGGGCCGTTTTGCGGCTCATACTTGACAACGGACCACGAGCGTTTTGTTTGCGATAACGTCCCCGTGTCGATACGGATGATCTTATACTGCGCGTAACCGTCGCAATCGGCGTATATTACATTCCCGGACTGCGTATAGCGCACCTTGCCGAGATCGGCCTCAGCCCATGGCGCAGCGATCTCCATATCCCCTGCACTCTCGATATTACAGCTATCGACAAGAACGGTGTAATCCGTTTTTCCGATCAGGTCGATCCAGAAATTGCCAGTCGGCGTGAAGGACAAAGAATGTGTGCCGGTAGCAAGAGCCGTTTCCTGGAGATATTCCTCCCCTCCGGCCGAGGTTCCTATTTTGATATAAACAGGGCCGCGCTCGACAACCACCTTGAGCCCGTGTTCCGTATTCTCGTCGCCGGAAACCGTGACTTCCTGACGACGAATTGCATAGTCAAACCTAGTCCCCAGCAGGGCCATGTACCCGCTCGCATTATGGCTTGAGGACGCGCTGCCTTCGTCGGCATCCGTCCAATCGGCCAAATCAAGAGTGAAGTTTCCGTTGCTCACGGCTGTCGATACGGACGGGCGCGTAATGATGGTTTCATTGACCCGCACACGCATAAGCGCATCGGTCAACTCAATGACAGCCGTGTCGGAGTTGGTGTAAATAAATTCGATATGGTAAGCCACGTCATTGTCGTTTGTGGCGCCCACATAGGCCCAGCCGGGACGCAGCATCATTGAGCCCAGAACACGCGGCATCCAGTTGTTTTGCAACGACGACGACAGGCGAAGGCGGTCGATGTCGTTGCGGGAAAGCCCGAGTCGGCTTATCAACCCCCTGTTAAAACTTAACGTCTCGACCGATTGCTTCATGTCACCCCAATCAATAGGTGTTTATGTTGGTCGGCGGCCTCCAGTTGGCGCGCCCCCGGCGGGCCCCAACCCATGACCCGGAAGGCACGCGCTTGGCCGGGTCATTCATGGCGTCTTTGGCGCGGGCGTTTTGCAGAGCGCGTGCGGCCATGGCCTCAAGATCGCCAGCCTTTGTGCGGCTTTGCGTCAGGGCCATGCAAATGCTGGCCGCAAGTTTTTTTTCAAGGTAATCAACGTAGGAATCCGGGTACTTAGACAGGTCGAGCCCGTAACTGTTGTCCTTGGAAACCATGCTGACATAAATAACTTCGGCATCGCAAAACCAATACCCCGCCTCATCCCGGTAGTCACCGAGCGGGTGCCGGAAATATTCGTCCAGAGACAAGGCAGAGGTGCGCAGCCAGTCGGTCGGCTTTATGTGCGCATAGCGGTAGCCGAAATCAGGATCGACAGAGGCGGAGTATTCCGACGAAAAGGTCCGGGTCGCGAAATTCCAGTGTCCTTCTTCCAAGCACTCCTCAAGAAAATCGTTATCCCAAACCTGATCGAGCAGACGGCGCGGCTTCCTGTTCTCGGTCAGGGATTCCAGTTTCCGCTCGCCCAGATGCTTGACGAGCGCATTGTTGTAGATGGAAAGCTGCGTCGCGGCCATTTCTCCTCCTTACGCGCCCATACCCCGAATATACCGCTCGGCTTCCTCGCGGGTTCTAAACCCGTCGCGGATAGGCTGGTTGTCGGACTTACGAATGATGCGGTATCCCGTAACCGGGCCTGTGTGCGTGATGTCGTAAAGGTCCGGCTGGTTGACAACGGGGCCGCCCTCGAATTTCCAGTGCCCTGTGACCCTGACGATCGCGTAGTTGTGGCCGGCCTGCAAAACAACGGCCTCCGCGTATTGCGTGCCGTCTTCCCAATAAATATCCAGTTTATTGTGCGGGTTGCGGGAAAAACAGTCCCCGGACACGGCGGTCCAGAATTGCGGGTCCTGAATGTTCTCGATCGTGGTGTCTGACGGGACCGTCACATCATGCTCGACGCGGGTAACATTCGCGCGAACCGGCTTGTTTTTAATGTTAAGGAAAACATGAGGCTTCTCCTTAACGATTTTTTGCTCCTGTGCGGCCACCTGCGTCTCTGTTTTGGCGGCTTCCTGTGCCGCTGACTGAGCGGCCTCTTCTCTTTTACGGGCAAATGCCATAAATGCTTCTCCTGTGGTTTATGATTTTCGCGCAGAAATGCGCAAGACATCACATTATATTCTTTATGAGCGTTATTGAAAAGGATATAATAGAGCCGCACTACAGACCACGCACCTTTGACAGGAGACTTCCTTGGCCAGCACAAATAAATTTAACTCATTCGTCGAGGTGGATTAAATGGCGATCACATCGCTCGATGGAATTATTGCGGGCTTTAAGCCTATAAGAGTGTTTGACAAGGCGTTGTCAGGAACCCTTGTCGCGGGTCGTCCCCATTCTTATTGGGGTGTCGCAGGTATTCCTGGGGCAGGAAGCTATGATACAACACTCAACGGTGTAACGCTTTCTTCAACTTCTGCCATGGTCAATGGCCAAATACCATTTACCGATCCTTCGTCAGGAAACTCCTATCTATCAAGGTTAGTGGGCGGGGCTACGCAATACGGAACGCTCGTGTTGGCAGACAGATTATGGCACAACGGCGGATACACGATCACGTCTACCTCGGCTCAAAACTCTACGACACCTACATGGCCTGCTCGTTGCGCGGACGGCACCACAAACGGAGATGGTGTGTTTTTTATGAGCTGATGACCAAGACAACCGGGTCGTTTACCTACGACCAGACGACCGACAGCCTTGAGGCGGTTCGTGATCGCGGGGACGCGGCGTGGATTACAGCCGTTGGGTTCTCGACGCTTGACGCGGCCGGTGTTCGCTCGGCAGTCGGGCTTGCGTCCGCGAATCTCGACACGCAGCTTTCGACCATAGACACAGTTGTCGATGGCATCGCCGCGTCCGTTTCGGCGCTGAACGATATTTCCGTATCCGACATTCTCGGCGGGGTTATCGAGGGCAGCGTCACGCTGGCACAATCCGCCCAGCTATGGAATGCCGCTGCGGCCGGAAAGATTTCCGGCGCCGCCACGACAACCATTGCAATACGTGATCTAGCCGACACCAAGAACAGGATATCCGCGACAGTGGACGCGGACGGCAACCGGAGCGCTGTTACCAAGAGTTATGACTGATGTTTCCACCAAGATATTTCCCAGCGCGGTATTTCCCTGAGCGGTATTGGCCGCCCGTTAGCGGCGATGTCGTTGTCGTTCCCCCTGATGATGTATTACCCGGCCGCAGGATTGACCGATTTGACATTGTTTTTTAGCCGCAAAAAACCCCGCGAGGGGGTCGCGGGGTTTTCCAAAAGCTGCGGAGAAGCAAGCTTTTAATCCGAGTCGGTTGCAGACCCGATAACTGTTGCGTCGGCAAGGTCGGCCGAGCCGTCCGTCAGGATGGCATCGACGCGGTATGTGCTGAGGGTTTCAGCACTAAGGTCGTGGTGGACGACCATATCGCCGACTTTCATGCCGAGGTCCTTGGCGTTCGTGATATAACCGCTCACGCGCACCGTTGTAGACGCATCGTCGTCGTCGTAATGCCATACGGCGACACCCTGATTTCCGATACCTTGCGTAACAAGATAAGGCGGGTTTGAAGTTTCATAAGCCATAGTTGGTTCCTCCTTATGCTACGGTCGTGGTTGCGTATTCGGAGCCGTTGTGCAGCATGCGGATGATGCCCGTATTCTGCAACTTGGACGCGGCGTGGTAGACCGTCGAGCGGCACCACGAGTAGTCCTGCTCGTCGTTGTAGCCCATACTCGGCTCCCAGCTTTCCTTGTCGATAGCGTGGCCCAGCGCGTTCTTGTGGAACATATAGCACTGTTCGTTATCGGCGCCGGCGTTGGTCAGACCATAATGGACGATGATATCCACTTTCTGGAAAGCAGTGCGCTCGAACGGCGTCGGCGTTCCGTCTTCCAGTTTGAGTTCCCGGACATACTGGTTGTTCGTGAACTCCTTGGTCTTCATCAGGTTTTGATAGAAGCCTGGTGTGACAAGGGCCGTCACATCGCCAAGGACTTTGGGCCCGGCAAAGTTGTTGCCCAGTGCCGTTACGGCGTGGTTGAACATACCCAGCGCATCCGTCGAGGACGTGTTGGACAGTGTTAGCGTGCCGGTGGCAAGGGCCGTGATGATCTTGTCATCGACGGCGCGGTTGATAACCTCCCAGCTCGTTTTGTACATAATCTCGCGCTGCGGGCCTTGCGAACGGAAAATATCGAATCCGTTCATGCGCGGAAGGTCCGTGGCATCGGCGAGAGTAAGAGTGGTCTGGTTGTTGTTGTTGACACGGGCCGGGTACAGGCCGTCGGAACCGCGTGTTACGGCGGTCGCGCTGCCTGAATCGGCGACAAGGAACACAACGGCGTTGCCTTGCTTCATGTATTCTGTGGTGACGTTATAGCGAAGACGGGAACCGCCACGCTCAAAGCCTGCGATATATTCATCGCGGTAAAGGGTAAGTGCGGCTACCCTTGAGCCAGTCAATGTCTGCGACATGGACAATCTCCATTCGATAAAGGTTGATATGATCTACCGTGTCGATGGGTTGTCTGTCGCGTTGAGCTGGTCCGGGTTGTCGGCGTGCGCCGGGCCGGACAGGATCAGTGGCAGGGCCATACGTTTAGGCGTTATGACACTGGGGGCCGCTCATGCGGGTTGTCCCAGTGTCACCACTGTAGCTTATGGAATAATATTATGCAACTAAAAAATTTCTGGGGTCGTGGTGGGGCCGCAGTGGCTTGTCAGGACGCTTCCACGCCACCAGTGTACTCCAGGCGTCCAGAAAAC